ACGATGCCAAGATATCCGTTCTCGTGCCTATGCCAGATCTCATAACTCACTGGGACAGACTCCGTGCCCCGGTTCACGATCGTAGCTTCCAGGATCCCGTCTGCATTAAGCGAAGCCGGGAACGTCTTTTCCACCGTAGAATGAGCCAGGCCGTCCGGGACCAGCCAGGTGATCACACCTTCCCCCAGACATTCATAATCATCAAAATCAAGATCCCCCATCGGAACCGCATAGAACACCCTGTCCGGGGCATTTCCAAACACCAGCTCCTTCGGCTCGTCAACATTCAGGATACGGGCAAGCTCATCATGCTTCTCCCCCAGATCCTCCAGCACCGTATAAGGCATCGGGATCTGCTTCTGCTTATAAGTCGTATAAGAGAAATCTGCACCCCGCTTTAATCCGGCATCCCCCAGAAGCTCCGGAGACCATTCAGCACCAGAGAACGGAGTGAACCCGATCAACACATCAATATATTGATTCAACTCATACCCGTTAAATTTAACCGACAACCCCATATACACCGTCACCTCTTCCCCTTCAGCATCTCCTTCAGGAAAATATTCTCCTCGATCTGCCGCTCCATCTCCGCAGCCGTAACCCGAATAAACTCCCTTTTATCCATTTCCACAGACACAATGACCGGACGCTTCGAAAGCTCCCGTCCAAGACGCTTATAATCAATCTCCAGCTTACCGCCGCGACCCTCATCCACAAGTCCGCTCTTCTCCTTCGCAATAACAGCACCAACTACTTTATCCACTACCCTGGACTGCCTATCCTCCACAGCCAGATCCATCCGCGCGATCAGATCCGGCACATCCATACTCCTCATCTTCTCAGAAAGCGCATCTACATCAATGGCATCCAACGTACCTTCCGCCATTTCCTTGGCAGAATCAACTGCAGCCTTTGCATTCTCCTCAATACCGATCCCAAACCCAAGGTCAAAATTCTTACCAGACTTCTTCGCCTTCCTGGATGGAGACCGCTCCGCCAAGGCGCCGCGCAGCGCATTGTACGCCGACATCGCAAGATTGGCCGCCGCCGAAGCAGCACGCCCAAGCCACGCACCGATCCCACTGACAAAACCAGCTCCAAAGTTAGAACCAGAATTATAACCCGTTTTCGATCCCGCGCCAGAATCCGCATTACTGGCCAATGCACGTCCTTTTGCATTCGCTTCACCGGCCTTACTGCCCACACCCGAAGCATACTGAGAGCCAAATCTCCCGCCCGTGTCCGTCGGGTTCACCGTACCCGCCCCAGACTTCGCCCGGTCAGCGATCCCTTTCCCCTTCTGGAACAATGCACCTGCCATTCCCGCCACTCCGGTCCCCAGCATCATACCAAACCGCGATCCCGTAGCGTTCGGATTCACAGACCCCGCCCCGGCATTCGCGGCATCCGCATTTACCTTGCCGGCATTTCTTGACGCACCTTGCTGAGAAGACAGGCCGATCCCAAAGAAAGACATAAACCGAGACCCCAGATTCTGCAGCGTTGTACCCAGATCAGATTCCGTAAATACACCCAGGAAAGCCGCGATAAACTCTCCGGCCCTCGACAACACGCCTTCCTTCCCGGCATCCACTCCAAGCGCCGCGCCCTCCATCGCCAGACGGAAGATCTCTTCCGTAGCCTTAGACGGCGAATGCTCATCCAACGCCGCCCTAAGAGCATCCAGAAAAGAGATCCCCTCTTCCTCTGCCTTCTTCGATATCCGGTCAAAACCATCCATTCCTATCATAGCGCCTTCGACCGCATCCGAAAGAGCCTGCCGCGTTCCTTCCGGAAGATTGGCAAGCCCTGACAAAAATGCCTCATAGGAAGCAATCGATTCCTCACTCAATTTCCCATCAAAATCAGCCTGCGCAAGAGCGGCCACCATAGCCGCAGCGCCATCCGTGCCAATCTCTTTGACCGCAGTTTTAATTCCCCCAGGCAACTTCTGAAACTCAGATACCGCTTTAGCAGCCGCATCTGCAGCATCATCTCCAAAAGCCTGGTACATCTGACCGCCCTCTTCCACCAATACAGACAGGGCGCTGGTTGTCTCTTGTGCCTGGGCTATCATTTCATCTCGCGCTGTCTGAGAAGAAGCCAGCATTTCCTTCGTATACTCCTGATACCCGCTTACCAGAGAATTCATTGCAGATTCAATCTCTTCCACAGTTCCACTCTGCATCGCTTCCACAAGAGCATCATAATTATTGACCTCAGCAGACAGTTCATTCAAAGATGTTCTTGCACCGTCCACGGATTCTGATGCTTCATCAAACGCAGTCTGCGCTTCTTTTACCGCATTCTTTGCCTCTATCATAGCCGCCATAGCCTTCGGACTGGTATCATTACCGTATTGGTCCGTTACCTCATTCAGATTGCGCTGCGCTTCTGCAAGGGCATCCTCTTTCTCCTTTGCAACTGCCACCGCATCCTTATAAGCAAGCAACGCCTCCTGGCTGTTCTTATACGCAACTGCCATTTCCTCCTGAAGAGCCGAACACAATGCCTCCGCCTTCTTCTTTGCGATCACCTCATCCAGGGCAGCTACCGTCTCCTGATAATTCTGGATCACACCGTCCGTCAGTGCGATCTCCGTTCCCAAAGCATCCGACAACTCCCCGGTGATCACCCTCGCCCGCTCCTCATAACCAGCCTTAACCCTGCCGTTTTCATCCGTGATGGACTGTAACTCCGATAGTAAGGACCGATAACCGTCATACTCCATATCAATCGCCTGTACCGACTTCTCCCTCGCCGCCCTCTGGCTGTTCAAAGAATTCGTCAGCTCATTGCAGGAATCCACAAGCTTCCGCTCACTGTCCGATAACTCATACGACTTATCCTTCGCATCATCAGCAATCACCGAATAAGTCACCAGCCCCGCCGCCAGAGCCGCAACCGCAGCCACGGCAAGCCCCACCGGATTCGCAGCCACCGCCGCACTAAATGCGGCATACGCCGCCGACAGCTTCTTAACCGCACCCGCCACAGACGCAGCCACGGCATAAGCCTTCACCGCAGCTACACCGGCAGCCAGAAGCGGTAACACCACATCCAGATTTTCAGCCAGAAGTTTAAAAGCCCTGACAGCCAGAGGGAGTACAGCCTTCCCCAGGTTCAGACCAGCACTTGCAATGTTCCTAAGCGGAGGCACAATCTTCCCCGCCGACTTACTGCTTCCCTCCGCCTCATCCGCAAATTCACGGAACAACTTCCCCGCTTCCGACACCACACCCTTCAAACCGCCCGAATCAAACGCTTTTGACAGCCGGTTGACACCTTCCGTTCCGGCGTCGACAGCCTTCCTAAGCGGAACCTGCATCTTCTCATAGATCTTGATTCCAAAACCTTCCGCCGCAGATCCAAGGATCGTAAGACTCCCCTTCAGATTATTCTGCATGGTTTCCGCCATGCCCTTCGCCGCACCGTCACAGCTATAGATTGACGTCTGCAGTTTACGAAAATCCCCGTCCGACGCATTCACAATGGCAAGCAGTCCCGACATCGCCTCCTGCCCGCCGATCGTAGCCGCCATATTCGTTTTTTCCGCCTCACTCAAGCCCGCAAAACCACTGCGCAGATCCCCCATGATCTCATTTAAAGATTTCATGGAGCCGTCACTATTCGTGATCGAGATCCCCAGCTCATCCATCGCAATTGCCACATCATCCGTCGGCTTGGCAAGCCTCGTCATAATAGAACGAAGAGACCATCAGCCAGATCGCTACCGCCGTATCCTCCGCCGAAAAACCAAGCGCGCCCGCCACAGGAGCCACATACTTAAACGTCTCCCCCATCATGCTTACATTCGTATTGGCATTCGAAGAAGCCGCAGCCAGCACATCCGCAAAATGCCCCGACTCCTTTGCCGACATCCCAAATGCCGTCAACGCATCCGTCACGATATCCGAAGTGACCGCCAGACTCTCGCCAGAAGCCGCAGCCAGATCCATAACCCCCTCAATGCCAGAAAGCATATCCTCCGTCTTCCAGCCCGCCATCACCATATACTCAAACGCACTGGCAGCCTCCGCAGCGCTGAACTTCGTCTTCGCCCCCATCTCCTTCGCTTTATCCGACAGCTTCTCAAAGTCCGCCCCCGCGGCACCCGAGATCGCCGACACCTTCGACATACCCGCTTCAAAATCAGAACCCACCTTGACCGCATACCCAGCCATTGCCGTGATCGCCGTACCGGCAGCCCCCGCGGCAACTGTGATCCCTTTCAGCGCATTCTTCGCCGTACCGGAGAACTTCGCCATGGCGCTCTGAGCCTTCGAACTGTCCAGTTCCGTATTGATCTTGATCGTACCGTCTTTCGCCATTATCTCACCACCCTAGCACTGCATTGCAGAACGAACCTCCTTCTGCCTCCCGCACACATACGCCCTCCATTTCCTGTTACGGGCTTCCAGAGACAGCTTATGCCCGGCAGCCGAAGCATCCGTGATCCGATAGAGCTTCTTCATCTCATTCAGGAACGCCCGCTTCTCCCTTGGCAGACCCGCCGTGCTCACCTTCCGGTAATACATGATCCTGCTCATCTTCGTATCCTCATTCAAAGATTCAAACAAAGCCATGAACTTCCACCAATGCATCCTCGCATCCGTCAGGTCAATCCCATACTGCTCCTTAAAAGCAGCATAGATATACGGCGCATCCTGAGCAAAAGAATACGCAGGCTCCTTAGAAGTCCTGCGCTGGTATCTTGTCCTCCCGCCGTTTCCATCCTCTTCCCTCTCTTCCGGCTCCCCGCACCGGTAGAACCACAACATCCGGCTGACCGCCTCCGGGACATTCGCCGGAATTCTCGGATAATACATCCCAAGCAGCTGAATGACCTTATCCCTCTCATCCATCCCGCTTCCCCAGATCCGGTCAAACTGCATCCCGACCCGGAAATCACTCCGGATCGGATATTCAGCCCCGTCAATCGTCACAGTCTCAGGAAGCTTCCCGGTAATAAAATCCTCCTTCACCCTACACCATCATCCTTCCAGCCTTCTCCATGGCAATCCTGTTACGCTCCTCCAAGATCGGATGCACCTGCTTCTCATACAGTTCCGTCAGCTCCTCCCACGCATCCAGGCAAGTCAGAAGATCGGTTTCCTCCCCCAGCACCATCTCAGCACTCCCCGCACCAAAGACCTCATCAACAAAATCAACCACAGCGCCGCACATCATCTCAATACCCTTTGCCCCGTCACTACAGCTTTGCGCATCCTCAACCGTCCTAAGGACCTTCCCCAATCCCTCATCATACTTCCTTGCAACCTTAGGATTCAGAAGCCCCGCCTGAAGCTTCACCCCCAAGACCTCAACCTCTATCAATCTCATAGTCACTCATCCTCCTAGCTTCAATCTGCCGCACTCCTATTCCATCCCCGCGTCATCCTGCATATTATTCGTTGGCTGTACACCACTCGCCGCATAGGTATACTCCGTCGGATTAGACCCAATCTTCTTAAACTCAATATCCACCGCAGAAGATTCCCCCGCATTCCCGGAACCATCCGAATTCACGATAATAGAAACCTTCCCCTTCTCGCCCTTTCCATTCAGGATATTGAAATAAACATAGTTCGTCACAACACTATTCCCAGTGCCATACTTCATCTTATGAGACAGACAGTAATCCTGCGCCGGATCCCCCACATACCTGTCTCCAGTAACCGCAAAAGACCGCTGCGTCCCCGTCTTCATCGTATTCTGCCCAGAACGGATATACTGCTTATCCTGCGTGACCGGATTCATCTGAGAGTCAAGACCCGCGATCCCCATCTCCACAACCTCAAAATCCCCGTCCGGCGTGACCGCATCCCCGCCAGGCGCAACATCGATCGCAAACACATAATCATCATTCGTTACCCATCCTTCATAATCCGGATTGATAGTATAACCCTTCATCAATTCACTAACCTTCATAATCTTTCACTCCTTCTCAAAATAAAGAACCCTGCACGGGATCACATACTGGGCAGTCATATTCTCCCAATCCACCGTTGCAAGGTTCGGCATGTTCTGTAAGTTTTCAATCTTCTTAACCTGGCATCTTCTCCCAAAATCCGGAAAATTCCTCTTTCGGTTCTGCTCCTCGATCCAGTCCATAAAATTCTGCGCAAGATTCATAGCCTGCATATTCAGGTCATCCGTCTCCGTAGAATAATGCCAGGTGAGCACAATAGAAAATGCATACTCCTTATCCGCAGCACGCAGGAACTTCTTCACAATCTTTCCGGAATAATTTGTCAGGAATGAAACCGAATCTGGGGAATCATTCGCAAAGTTGAAAGAAGTCAGAGAACCCACCAACTCCGCAACCTTCTCTTCCACATACGCCTTCATGATCTCATGCTTCGTCATGCTCCCCCTCCATTCACAAACCGCTGCACCGCGCCCGTAAGATCCCCCATCCTTGCCGCCTTCATCGCCTTATCCCATTCAGACGTGGCCAATGGATGCCGGGACTTGTTATACTTTAGCTTCCTGCCCGTCGTGACCTTACTCTCACCCATCCGCGCCCAAGGACTCCCTGTGATCCTGGACACCATCAGGATCCCTTTATGCTGATAATTCGCATAAGTAGAAATATAGTGCACAACACCATGGTCACCTTCCACATAAGTTTCCACCTCCTCCGCCAGCCCCCGGTTAAGCTGTGGGACATAAGGATCCATCAACCGTTTCGCCTCATTCGCCATGAACAACAACGTCCGGTCGCCGCCCAGAGCTTCCTTCGCGATCTGCGGAATCGGCTTGTTCCATCTGAAATCAACGTCCATCCGTCTAACCTCCTAACCGGTAATGCTTCGCCATCCGATGCGACGTATTGTCAGAAAACGCAGTAACCACGAACGCATCCGGCTTATACCTGGCCAATACCTGAGACGCCGTATCCGGAGAAACACCCGTGATCTCATCCCCGCATTCCCCCTTGACCACGATATCCTTCTGCCTGCAAGTGAAATACTCCCTACGCTCCTTATCCGGAAGCCGAATCCATTCATGGTAAGGTTTATATTTCCCAGAGACAGGGATCCGGACCGTATAAACACTGTCCATCCTCGGCTCCTTCTCCGCATACTCCAAGCGCCCGATCACGTTCTTGTAGAAACAGTTATGAATCACCGTCCTCTGCCAGACATCCTTTTTCCCATCAGGATGATCAGCTGCCCTGAGACAGTTATAGACCGTGACCGTCTGGTTATAATTCGGATTCATCTCCTCACCCCGCAATACATCAGCCCAGTATTCACAAGCCACTTCCGGACAATCCCCGCTACACTGCGGCGGATCCCCGCTTCCGACAATTCATCCGTCTTATAAGTACCCGTCTCCCCGTCATTGCCGTAGCTCTGCAGGATCATCCCATTCTCATCCTTTGCGGCATCCACCGAATACAGCTTCTCTGCCAGCTCACAGCAGCACATCCTCACTTCCTCGGGAATCACTTCTAAGGCCTCCACCCGCTGAAACGTCCGCTGCCGGATCTCCCCGGATGCAAGCATCGCCCAATAAGGGAAATCCACATCCGGGATCTTCGGAGCACGTCCAAGGAGGTACTGGTTCTTATAGAATTCCAAATCC